ACCCGATAGATCAAGATAGCATCTTCTAGCAATTGCTTTTGTTTGAACACCATGTAGATGTTTTCCAAGATGCTTTTGCCAAATGGCCAGAACGTGTCCAAGCCTTCGTTCAGACTCATATGCACCACGTGTTTAGCGTCCAAACAAACTTCGTTCATGGCAGTCATAAAGCGACTGTTTCCCACACCGCCACCTGTGCCGCCATTAGGCATGGTATAGTTAGAGCTGCCTGAAATTGATCCAGTAACTGGATTGGTCATGTAGTCTGTGGTGGTCTTTGCTGCCACAGTCATATTTTGGAAGTTGGGATTGATGTCACGGATCACATACTGTTCAGGACGCTTGCCTTCTGATTCGTTCACAATCACACGAGCCAACTTGCTCATGTCCACCCACATCATTTCAAATGTTTCTGGATCACGCACAAAGATTTGATCACCATACTTGATGGTGTTGCGGAACAGTTTGAATATGCGCTGGTCCAGCTTGTTCAGCTTCACCCACTGTTTCATTTGCTTGCGGATGATTTCTATTTCATGGTCTGTTGGCTTGTCTTGATAGTCAATTTCAAACGGCGTGCCGTTCTGTTCGTTTAGCTGTGTGGAGAACTCTGCAATGATATCCAAACAGGCATTGATTTCTGAGTCCATGTCCATGTTCTCATACTGGTTATAACGTTCAATTCTGTTGGGGTGACCAGAGTAAACTTCTGGCAGTCTGCTGGCATAGTTGCGGAATCCAAACTCATTGGTGTTGCCCATTCCGCCATCGTTCTTGCCGTATCCTGGAAACCCAAACTGATTGGTTCCCGAAATTGGACTCATCACTCCAGACGTGTCTGCTACTTTGAAATACTTTTTCCAGCCGGATTTGTTTTGTTCTGCCATGGTTGTTTATTTACCGTTAGTTCTGTGCATACGACAGCATCTTGGCGCTTGAGTCACTGGTGGCTTTGCTGATTTTAGCAATTTCAGACAGTGTGCTATGGCTGCGTTCCATCACAGCATTGAGATTGTTCAATGCACCCATTAGGTCATTCATTGGTGTAATACTAGCTGGACCAGATATCAATTCTGGTTTGCCACCCTCGCCTGCAATGCCCACTTTGCCTGCACCCAGCATTCCACCTTCTTCAAAGGCAGGAATTTGTGCATGAAAATGCCCTGCTGTGGATTTTGAACTGGGATTGTTGTATTCATCAATGGCCAAACTGGCGCCTAGGCCTTTGAGCCAATCAGTGATGGCCTTGCCTTCTTCCTTGCTAGGCTGTTGTGCCACAGTAAAGTCTAGTGCTAGGCCTTTGGCATGCTGACTGCTGGGGGCTTTTTCTTGATGGAACTTGTCGTTGAATGCACTGAAATAATTGAATCCTGGTACGCCGCCTTGAATCTGACGAGCCAGTTCAATCAACCTGGGACTAATGCCTGCACCTTCTGCTTGCACATCGCCAGTTTTGATATTCAATCCCATCTTAGACAAGTCATCTTGCTTGGTGGTTTGCAGCCCTTGCCCACCACCCATTCCAGAGATACCAGGCATGCTGGGTAATTTCAGACCGCTGCCACTACTGCCAGCACTGCCTGGTTGGCTACCACTAGATCCTTCAGTAAGTTGATAGTTTATTGCTTCAAGTTGATCTTTTTCAAACTTGGTTTTGGTCTCAATAAATCCTTTGTAAAAAATACTATAGTCTTGAGCACGTTTGAGATCTATTTTGCTAATGCTGTCTAGTTCTTTACTGCTAACAACAATGTCGTTGATAGACTTGTTGATTTTAGCAGTTTGAGTTTTCTGTTCTTCACTGTGATCTTTTGCGCGGTCAGCATCAATGTCTGAAATTTTTTGTCTTGACTTGATATCTAAGACAATTTGATCAACAATTTTTTCAATTGCAGCACTTTGCTTTAGTGCTGAGCCAGTAGTTCCTTGCAGTTGACCAGTAGGTACAATATCACCAGCCAGGCTGGGAACAAACAGCTCTGGACCTTCTTCGCCCACTAGGTATGGAGTTTTGGCCGATACTGGTCCACCAGCAGCTCTTGTGCCAATGCCTGCTTTATGTTTTTCTAAAAAGGCTTTATCTCTTTCACTTATTTCTACTTCTGCTTCATTTTTTCTGCCGAACATAGCTGCAAGTTGTTGCATACCACTTTTGTCTTGTGCTGATGCATCCGCGGCTCTTCCTAGTGCTCCACCTCCAAAATATCCAGCAAGTGCTCCAACAATGCCACCACCAACGGCGCCAACGGCCGTACCCACACCGGGCATAAGCGCAGTTCCAATTCCTGTGCCAAGAGCTGCCCCTCCTTTCATACCAGCGTAGGCTCCGCCAATTTCGCCTACGGTTTCTCCCAATTCAGCTTTGCCAGAGGCTTTAACTTTAGCATCTGTGCCGTCGGCATTCATTACATTAAAAATTCCGCCAGTAACTTTTGTTATAAATTTAGCCAGGCTTTCAATTGCTCTTACTAGTGCTGGCAGCACATGGTCTTTCATTAACTCGCCTATTTTTGTGACCATAGGGCCTAATGCTTCAAATAATTGCTTAAACGCTGGAGATAATTTGTCCAATATATCGTCGGCAAGTTTGCCAGTGGCTACTACTAATGCTCTATTCTTTTCAGCAGTGTTTTCAAGTTCACGCACATAGCCAGGCATTAACTCATTGAGTTTTCTTTGCAATTCCAGTTGAGTTGCTTGAGTGTCTATTGCTGTTTTGGCTTGTGCTTTAGCTAACTCATCAGCAGACTCTTTAGAATCAATACCAGCCTCTCTAAATGCTTTGGCCATGTCATTGGTCGAGAATTGTATCAGTCTTCTAGTATCTTCAATAGAAAGACCAAAAGACTCCATATTTCCCATTTGAGCTTGTATTCGGCCCACACCATTGTATACATCGCCGGCTGCTTTGCCAACTTTGCCAAAACCTGCCATTATTTCTTCTGTGCTGACCTTGCCACTCTTCAGTGTATCAATGAAGTTTTGCATTTCAAAATTAGTGGCCATTGCTCCTTTGGCAGCAGCTTCACTTGACCCAACAAATCCACCAGCAGAATCTAGATAAGCGTTTTCTACAGTCTTACCTGCTGCTTTGGCTAATATCAATCCTTGTTTCAGTTGAGCAGCTTCATCTATTCTTCCTTCTGCTAACAACTGATCTATTGTGGCTGCAAATTGTTGACGCCGCATGGCTTCTTCTACGGCTTTTTCTTGTTCTTTTCTATTAATTCCAGTTATACGTGCAAGTTTATCAGTTTCGTCAATATACTTCATCACAGCCGTGCTGGATGTGTTCATCTGCTCTCTGGTGCCCATGGTCAACAAGCGTTGTTGCTTGATGTAATTCATGGTGGCTTCGGCTCTAGCAGTGTCATTCAAGCCCATCAGCTCCATCTGCTCTTTTTGCTGGTCCGTCAAAGATCCCATGGTGGCCTCAAAGATCTTGCGCCCTTTGAGAACTGTTCCACTAAACAACGCTAAGTCTTGAGAATTGTCATTGACAAGTTTGAGATACTCGCCAAATTTTTGTGTGCCCAATCCTACTTTTTGTAGGCTGTTAAACACATCTTGCATGCCACCTTTACCAGTGGCGCCAGCTTTGGCTAAATCTTGATAGGACTTGTAAACAGCATCAGTTTGTAGTGCTAGTTCTGCACCGGCTTCGGCTGCTTTGGCAGCAAGCAGACCTAAACTGGCAACCAATGCTTTGACTACCGGACCACCTGGAACTAGAATTGCAAGAAACGCACCTGCATATTTGGCTGCTTCGCCCATTTTATGCATGCTGGCAGCAGCAGCTTCGTTAGCACTGGATCCTTTGTATACTTCTTTATTGTAGGTAACAAATGCATCTACTAGACTACCGGCAGCACCGGTAGCAGTGTCCATTTTGGCTTTGAATCGAGCGGCTGCTTCAGTAGCGGTTTTTTCTTCGTCTGCAAGTTTTTTGGTCACAACCGCAGCTTGTGCAGTTGCTACAGCATTTGCTTCAGAGGCTCGTTCCGCCCGTTCTGCTGAGGCAGCTAATCGTTCTAGTGCACCATTGCTTCGGTCTGCTGAATCATCAATTGTTGTGGCCATAGTTTAGTACCTATAAGTAGAAGTATATTTATAGGTAAAAAAATGACCCAATCTTTGAACCCGCTACGAGCGTTTTTTCGTCAACCTGCCATTTACATTCGCTTGCCCAGTGATGGACAATTTTGGCCGCCAGGCAGCTTAGACATGCCAGTCAATCGAGAACTGCCAATTCTACCCATGACTGCCATGGACGAAATTACCTATCGCACTCCAGATGCATTGTTTAACGGAGCAGCCATTGTGAGTGTGGTACAAAGCTGCATACCCAGCATTAAAAATGCTTGGAACATGCCCAACTGCGATCTAAACACTATTCTCACAGCCATCCGTATTGCCAGTTATGGCCCAATGATGGAAGTTGACACCACTTGTGAGAAATGTTCTACAGAAAATAATTTTGAATTGGATCTAAAAAATCTATTGGACACGTTAGAAGCCCCAGACTTTTCAGAATCTGTCAAGCACGGCGATCTTGAAATTTATTTTCAGTCTGTTGGATACGAAAAGCAAACTGAAATCAACCTGTTGCAATTTGAACAACAACGTGTGTTGGCACAGTTACCAAATTCAGATTTGACTGAAGAGCAAAAAACCAAAATGCTAAACGATGCTATTCAACAGATTACTAAGATCACTGTGAAAGCCATTAGAAGCAGCATTGTTGGAATCAAAACACCGCAAGCTCTAGTGTCTGAACCAGAATTTATTGAAGACTTTCTAATGAATTGTGATCGCCAATTGTACGGCGAGATTAGAGATCATGCAATCAAAATCCGTACCTATGACGAATTTAAACCAATAAAAATGAAATGTTCCAATTGCGAACACGAATACGAACAAAACTTTACTTTGGATACAGCAAATTTTTTCGGCGCCGCCTCCTGACCGCAAGCGCAGAACAAATCAATGACATGATTGAAGGCATGGAAAAGGAGGCCAATTCAATTCGAGAAGAAGGATTCAAATTGGCCTGGCACATGCGCGGCGGCATAACTTACGAACAAGTATTACAACTCAGCAGCAACGAACGACGAATGATTGCTGAACTAGCCAAAGACAATATTGAAACTACCAAAAAATCAGGATTGCCTTTCTTCTAATGGACTCGGATACAGTTAAACACGATATTGAGCAGTGGATTGTGAACTTTGTGGAAGTTCCACATCCTGCTCTTGGCGGCTGGGCACCTTGTCCGTATGCAAGAGCCGCACGAATGAAAAAAAGTTACGATGTGCGAGTGGGTGTACATCCTTACTTTGATTTGAAAAATCAAGCTCGATGGGGCATGGGCACCTGGGAAGTGGTAATCTATGCATATGATCCTGCAGAATGGCCATATGAGTTGTTTAGTGACAGTTTGAAAATTGCCAACAAAGAATTTTTACTGCGCAAGGATCTTCTTGCACTGGAGGATCATCCCGCAGACGTTGAGATGGTGAATGGTGTGTGCATGAACCAAGGCACATACGCACTGGCTCTAGTGCAAAGTCTTAGTGATCTTGATGCTCGAGCTCGAACAATGGCCGAGAAGGGGTTCTATCACGGCTGGCCAGAAGAGTACTTGCAAGGCCTGTTTGAACATCGGAAGGATCCACGATGAGCTATCAGTTTGCAAGAATTGATCTAAGCAGAACTAATTATGTACCAACTGTAAAGTGGGAGTACTTGTTTGACCCCGATATCAAACAGTTAAATGCTATCTATAGAGACTACTGCAAATACAAACATTTTGCAAGTGTAATGCCCATATTTGACAGCAGATACACAGATCAAATGACTGACGTCATTGGATACTACGACCGAGATAAATTAGTGGCGTTTAGTTTAATCAAACGCTACGATGATCACAATGCTCTGTGCGATCAATTTGCATGGAACTACAACAATCCAAAGTTGCGTTTGGGCATAGAAACAATGAAAACAGAGTGTGCTATCTACAAGGAACGCGGATTTCAATACCTGTATCTTGAGCAAGCACACTTATACAAATCCGACATGGCGGGATTTGAAATACTAGGACCACTGGAGTAAACATGGCAGACTTATATACAATTTGGGCAGACAAAGAAGGCGACATTTCAGACTTAGACTGGGTGAACGGAATGAAAAGTTTCTTTGATCATTTGATCTCTGAAGGCAAGATGGAATCCTACAGAATCACTCGTTGCAAGATGGGATTTCGTTCAATTGCAGACATGCCCGAATGGATGATTCTCATGGAATTTAAGGACATGGGTCAAATGGACTCAGCATTCCGTCGAGTAGCACCACTCAAAGGCGAACTAGAAGACAAACACAAGTCATTCAATCAGTTTGTTTCAGGCACAATTCAACATGCCCTGTTTAGAGATTGGCCGGATCAAAATCTATGATATTTTCTCGACATTCTCAATTTATAGATTCAGCTACGCTAAAACAAATGCATACTGAACTGACAAGCAATGCAAATTGGATGTTTAGAAATAAATTTTGGAGATACTATCTTGTTGACGGGCTACTTCCCTATCAGCAATCAGACGAAAGTTCATGGTATGGGAATCAACCCAATATAAAAAATGTTCGCAAGCCATGGCATACACTGTTTGAACAGATATATCAATTGGCTGGACCCAACTTCAAACTCATGAGATATGCACTAACTGGCCAAACATATGGTCAAGAACAAGAGCTACATCTTGATACAACCTTATCACTTGACGGAACGTTTCGAACATACTTGGTGTATTTGAATACCGAATGGGACAACACATGGGGAGGCACTACAGATTTTGTAGTTGATGGAAAACTCGTTCACCAAGAATTTCCAGAGCCAGGAAAACTAATAGAATTTGATAGTCAAGCATTCCATATTGGTCATGCTCCAAACAAATTAGATTGTTTAAGACTTACTTTGATATTGCATGGAAGACTTTAAGACTTGCTACGCAAGTCTGTTGTTTTCGCTATCGCTCAACAACTAACTGTTTCTTTGAATTAGTATCATCTAGATACTGTGGTCATAATTCACCGTATGCACGGTGAATTGAATGCATCATCTGAGTGACCGCAGTCATCTATTCTAAAGAGATTGTTGTTTCCAACGCGGAGGCGGTTGACCGGTACCCCCTACTCTAGCTTCACATATCAACGGAACCCTAGTAATCCAGAATAGATCTAAATTCTACGAGCATGGGTTGCTTTTTCACAGAGCCCAAACCATTTGCTGCCTTAAGTTAACAGTTGCCTTTGACGCCCAAGTCTGGACCGGGTATTGCACCGTTCCTCAATGGGGCTGAGTCAAACACTCAGCACAGAGTCGTGATTAAAGTTTGTTTATGATGTGTGAGCCATGCACACGAACTTGAATATGGCCGTTGTAATAATCTATTGATTCTAATACTTTTCTTGTGAACTGTTCTCTTGCTTCAATGTACGAACATTCTGATTTTGATTTACAATAGTAAAGTATTTCTCTGGTAAAGTTTTCGGTGCCTAAAGTGATTACGTCTGCGGTTAATTCTGGGCTTGACCCATAGTACTCTCTCCAATCTGAGTCA